CACACCCACTTTTTATTATTTTTTCAAATTGGTCTGTAATACAATCTTTTACGCCCACTTTTTATTATTTTTTGAAAATTAACCTGTAATACGCCTCTACAGGTATACTCACAACCACGAACCACCACGTGATACCCAACTATCATGGATGCTGCGACAATGACAACTGTGACACCCTCGATCCTGCCGGAATGGTTGATGCCATATCAGCACCAAGAACTCGATCCAGTCGAACTCGTTCCAGATAAGCGTTACCCGCGCACCAAAGATCAACGCATTGTCCGTGATCACATCTATGAGTGTCTTTTCTATCAGGCACTCGATGTCGTTGCAGAAGGCAGATCGGTGAAGGCGTTCATCGAGCGTGACCCCCGCGATGTGACAATGGGTGAGTTCATGCGATGGATGCGTAAAGACCCTGAACGCGCTCGCTTGTACCAAGAGGCTGAAGAGATCGGTGCAGAAGTGGCTACAGCGGAGCTTACGGCCATCGCTGACGGTGATCCGAGCATGTGTCCCGGTGACATCCCTCAGGACGTGGCGCAACTGAAGCTACGCATCGACACCCGCAAGTGGATAATTGAGCGGCACAATGCCAAGAAGTACGGGGCCAAGGTCAGTATCGAGAGCACTACCACGAACACATTCGTCATTCGTAACCTCATTGAGAAGCGTCAGCAGGAGTTTGAGCAGATGACCTATGAGCATCAGGAGCATCAACAGCCTGACAGCGGTGACATCGTTGATGGGGAGATTGTCGAGTGAGTACCGCAGGTATCGCTGACGACAAGGTGCCCGTGTTGGAGTGGATGCTGTCGAAAGAGGTCTACTTCAGCCCGTACCGCTTCGCCATGACTGCCTACGAGTGGGGTAAAGGCGACCTCAAGAAGCACAAGGGGCCGCGTGACTGGCAGCGCGACATCATGCTCGACATGGAGAAGTATCTGCGTGATGGTGTGACCATGCAGAACGTGATGGGGTTCCTGCCGGACTACTACAAGCAAGCTACGGCGTCGGGGCGGGGGCCGGGGAAGTCAGCACTCGTCGGGATGCTCGCGCACTGGTTCGTCAGCACTCGCATTGGCTCATCGACATGGGTGGCGGCGAACGGAAGGCCACAGCTTGAGACTAAGACGTTCCCTGAGATAGCGAAATGGGTGGCGCGGGGGATGAACTCCAGCTTCTTCGAGACAACCGCGACGACGATACGACCCTCGAAGTGGTTCGCTGACTACATCGAGAGTCCTCAAGGGATGAACAAGAGCACCCGGTACTACTACATCGCCGGGCAGCTATGGTCGAAGGAAACGCCGGATGCGTTCGCGGGGGCGCACAACTACGATGGTGAGTTTGCGATCTTCGACGAGGCCAGCGGCATCCCTGACGACATCTGGGCGGTGCAGGAGGGTGTCTTCACCGAAGACATCATCGACAGGTTCTGGCTGGCGTTCAGTAACCCTCGGCAGACTACGGGGGCGTTCTATGAGTGCTTCCACAAGAACCGTGACCTGTGGCGCACGACACAGATCGACGCGAGAACCGTCGAGGGGATCAACCAGTCCGTGTTCGACAACATCATCGCTCAGTACGGCGCAGACTCCAACGAGGCCAGAGTCGAGGTGTACGGTCAGTTCCCCACGGTGGGTGACAGTCAGTTCATCGGCACGCAAGTTGTGGGCGATGCTGTCACAAGACCACGGTACGATGACCCCTACGCGCCGGTCGTGCTGGGGGTGGACATCGCACGGTTCGGGAACGACTCGACGGTGCTGGCGCTACGCAAGGGACGTGACCTCGTAAGCGTGCAGAAGTACAAGGGGCTGGACACGATGCAGGTGGTCGGACGGGTGATCGAGGCCATCGAGAAGTTCAAGCCTGACCTGACTGTGCTTGACGAGGGTGGGCTGGGTGCGGGAGTGCTTGACAGACTCGTTGAGCAACGGTATAAGGTGCGGGGGGTCAACTTTGGCAGCAAGGCAGACTCAGCGGGATACGCGAACAAACGTGCGGAGATGTGGGGAGCCATGCGGGACTGGTTGAAGACTGCGAGCATCGGAGCAGACGGCAGGGACGCCGCACGGGACAACCGTGACCTCAAGACCGACCTGTGCTCACCGGAGTACAAGATCAACAGCAACGGTGCTGTCCTGCTCGAAAGTAAGGCAGACATCAAGAAGCGGGGCGGGGCCAGCCCGGACGTAGCAGACGCGATCTGCACCACGTTCGCCTACCCGGTCGCTAACAAGGCGGCACGCGCTGCGATAGAATCGCGGCAAGACGCTAAACGCTACCGCTCACACACCAACTCCCGCGCTGGCGCGTGGATGGGCTGACAAGGGACACCCGATGAAGAAACCCAACCCGATACTAGATGACGCTCCAGAGGAAGTCGAGAGCAAGAGCGATCCGCTGCATGAGTGCCGCGAACGCTTCAAACTGGCGATGGAGTATTGGGATGATGACCGCAAGGCAGCACTCGATGACATCAAGTTCCGTGGGGGTGATCAGTGGCCGGACGACATCGCTTCGCAGCGGGAGAAAGACAAACGCCCCTGCCTGACGGTTGATAAGCTCTCACAGTACGTGCGCCAGATCGTCAATGATGGTCGGCAGAACCGCCCCAGCATCAAGGTACGCCCGGTAGATTCAGGGTCGGACTTGGCGACAGCGGAGATATACGCGGGGATCATCAAGCACATTGAAGAGTCCAGTGGCGCTGATGCAGCCTACGACACCGCGCTCGACTCGTCAGCCACCTGTGGCTTCGGGTTCTTCACCGTTGATACTGAGTATTCCGGCGAGGAAACGTTCGACCAGAACATAATGATCAAGCGGGTGCGTAACCCGCTGTCGGTGGTCATCGACCCCGGCGTGCAGAGGGCTGACTCGTCCGACATGAAGTTCGCATTCGTTCTCGACACAATGGAGAAGGATGTGTTCAAGGAGAAGTACCCCGGCAAGATGCCGACCGACTGGGAAACCAACGAGGATTACGGCGACTGGTACGGCGACAAGGTAAGAATAGCCCGGTACTGGTACGTGGTCGAGGAAGACCGCACGCTGTACCAGATGCAGGACGGCACAGTCATCAGCAAGGCACGACTGGACGAGTTCAAAGACATCGGCATTGAGGTTGACTCTCTGATCAAACAGGAGCGTAACATCCCGATACGCAAGGTGATGCACGCACTGGTGTCGGGTAAAGAGTATCTGGAAGAGCCTGCTGAGTGGATCGGTAAGCACATTCCTGTCTGTGTGGTGTGGGGTAACGAGATTGACATTGAGGGGAAAGTGACCCACAGCGGGATCATTCGCCCTGCCAAAGACCCGCAGCGACTCTACAACTACTCCCGCACCGCGTTCGCTGAACGAGTGGCGCTGACACCCAAAGCCCCGTGGTTAGCCGCCGAAGGTCAGGTCGAGGACTACCCTGAGTGGGAAACGGCCAACACTGAACCCCACTCTGTCCTGCGCTACCGCCCCACCTCGCTAGGTGGTCAGCCCGTAGCCCCGCCGAGTCGTATCTCCCCATCTGACATCCCCGCTGGATTCCAGCAGGACATGCAGATTAGTGAACACGACATCCAGGGTGCGATTGGGATGTACGCGGCAAGCCTCGGCGCACCGAGTAACGAGCGTAGCGGCAAGGCGATCATGGCCCGTCAGAAAGAGGGCGACACCGGCACGTTCCACTACCACGACAACCTCAACCGTGCGATTCGGCACTGTGGCCGCATCTTGGTCGATCTGATTCCCAAGGTGTATGACACCAACCGAGTCGTTCGCATCATGGGCTACGATGGCGCGGTAAGTGATGCCAACCTGAGTGCCGACATCCCGACAGCCAGCCAGAAGCAAGGCATGAAGATGATGTACAACCTCGGTGTCGGCACATACGATGTGAGCATCACTTCCGGCCCCAGCTACAACACGCTGCGTATGGAAGCCACCGAGAGTATGGTGGAGATGGTGCAGGCGAACCCTGACTTGATGAGCGTCATTGGCGACTTGATGGTCAAGAACATGGACTGGCCGGGAGCCGAAGAGATCAGTAAGCGGCTACACTCGATGTTGCCGCCGCCGATCCTGCAAGCTGAACAAGAGGCCAAGCAGAACCAGATGTCGCCTGAGATGCAGCAGATGAAGCAGCAAACCGACATGGCGCTTCAGCAGATGGACGCTCAGATGCAGGAACTACAAGCAGCATTCCAAGAGTGTCAGCAGAAGCTGCAAGTCGCAGAATCAGCAGTCAAAAACAAGGACGGCGATATTGCGGTGAAGATGGAAGAAGTGAAGGTGAAACACGCCGAGTTGGAAATTGCTGCTGCGGAACTGGAATTGAAGCAGCAAGAAATCTCCGTCAAGCAGTTCGAGGCTGAAACGAAGCGCATGGAAGCAGAGGCTGCGGCACACGATGCAGAGGGGCGCTTGGCGCTGGATGCGTACTCCGCAGAGGTTGCGGCTAACACTCCCGCTCCCGAAGCGGCAGCGGCGGCTCCTGCGGCTCCCCAACAAGAGCAACAGCCGATTAACATCACCATCGACGGTCAGCGTCCAGTGCAGAAAACAGCAAGAGCCACACGGCAACCTGACGGCAGCTACGTCATGGAGTCAATAGAAAGCCCGGTAAATGACTGACAGTTTCGTTCGCGTACCTGCGCTGACTGACGATAATTGCGTCTACGTCGACAATACCAGTTTTGCTAGAACTGGGAAAACGATTCAGCGGCAGCGGGTAGAGGTTTATCAGCCGCATGACGGTGTGGTAGATACTCGATTCGGTGAGCAACTTACCGCAAGTCGTATCTCGCAGATGAACTTCAAGCCCACATGGGGTATCACTACGCTGCGCTATGTCACTGCCACAACTGGAACGGGTGCTGCGGTAGGCGAGACAAGCGGGGAATTTAGACTCCAATCGGGTACAGCTAACTCGTCGTCAGCGTCAATACAAACGAATCAGCGTGGTCAGTATCAATCTGGCGCTATGGGTCAAGCGGGTATCGGTGTTCGCATACCTACTGCGCCGACAAGCACAGCGTTCTGTGAATGGGGTTATACCGACTTCACCAACGGTTTCTACTTTGGGGTTGATGGCACGGGCAAGTATGTCGCCTACGTGACCGGCGGCACGCCCACCAAGGTTTATCAGTCTGCTTGGAACGTAGATAAGCTAGATGGTACGGGGGTTTCTGGATACACCCTGACATTAGCTGACGGCAACGTGTCTCAGATTGATTTCACGTGGTACGGCTACGGCGATATTGAATTCTCTTATCTGGTATTTGATTCAGAAACCAACAAGATCGTCAAGACGCCCTGCCATCGTTTCAAGATTGTAGGTTCGGTCTCAGTGGTTGATCCTAACCAGCCATTGATGTTTCGGGTTGGCAATGGGGCGAGCACGACCACCAATGTCTCAATGTATATCGGTGGTCATCAGTTTTCGGTAGTTACCGGAGAAAGTCATCCCCAAGCTCGGCAGGGGAGCGAAATACTGACGAGCTACACAACGGCGCTTGATACCAACTGGCAGCCGCTGATAGCTTTTAGAAAAAAGGCCACCTTAAACGGCAGGACAAACAGCGTCAGAGTTAGGTTGTCTGGTATACAGGTAGCGGCGGATAACGACATGCAGATTCGCTACACCGTGGGCGGCACTACATCGACAGGAACATGGGGAACACCTACTGGACGAACGGCAACTGAAACCGCCTTAGAAACTAAAGTCACTGTAGCTGGAACGGTATTGGCAGCTTCTACTGATGGAGAGCCACTGGACTATTCCTTTGTATCCACCAACGGTACGGGGGCTAATCGCGTAGGAAGCACTGAAGTGGAGACTGATCTAACTATAGGTGCCACCCAAGAGGTGATTCTCTGGGTTAGAAGGCTAACAGGTTCTGGCGCGATGGTGGTTAAGATGGCGCACGTCACATGGACTGAGGAATGGTAAATGCTGCTCGACCTCTACCTATGGCGCACTGAGCCTACAACTGCTGGCGAACGTGGTAAGGGTCATGCCGGTAGCTTTCATAACGCCTTCAAGTATGAGGACAGAAAACGCCGACTAGGGATTCTCCCACTCGCCGTAGCACAGATTGCCAACGAGGTAGCACAGCGAGCCATCAACGCGGCCACTGAGCGCAAAGAGCCTGATGTTGTTGCATGGGCAGCTAAGGCCGAGCAACAGGCGATGTATGAGAAGCAGATGCACCGAGCGATGAAGAACGAGCAGCATATGTGGCAGGATGCTTACAATCAGATTTTTGATCTTGCTGTGCAGGAGTTGTTACAGCAGGAAGAGGAAATGGCGATTTTACTTTTACTGAACGAACTATAGGGGCAGCGATCATGGGCATGAAACACAAGTTATTTATACCGAAGCAGGCAGTAGGGGCTAACCTTATCTATTTTGACTTCTTCAACGCAACCACCAGCAACACCGACATCGTTGTAACCTCGGTTCTGCCGATTGTGTCAGGAGCAGTCACTGTCACCGGAGTATTAGGCGTCGATTTGCTTTTGACCTATACCAGTGCCGTTGGTACAGGAGGCACCGCAGCCACGCGCATGGGTACAGACATTACTGCCGCGACCTTCACTCCGATGAGTCCTGTTGCCTCTACGCTCAATGCGGGAGTTACCGCACGACTATCCCCCTCTGGTGGTGCGACAGCTTCAGGTATCCTTGCTTACGGTTCCGTATTCACTGAGGAAGCGCAGGATGCCACCTACAACGGTACGCTATACGAAATGCTGGCACGCAGTGGCGAGTTGGTCATTCCGAAAGGTTGGGGGTTCAGAGTCATTCAGGGTGCAGTCGCTTCAGTAGGTAACATCGGATTTGATGTG